GATTGCCAAAGCGAACGACTTGGTCGACCTCTCTAGCTATCATTCTATGATGCCAGTTGACTAGTAGTTTATCGCCTTGGATTAATTCAAACCATATACGGGTGAAGTTTAAAAATGAGCGTTCACTAGCTTTTTTAATTACTAGGCGCTCCATTAATCCCATTTCTTCAAATTCTTTCATGGTTACTCGCTATTAATCTAATCCGTCCATATCTTTAGCAAGTGTTTGGCTCGCTGCATCATAGTCAGCTTTAGAGAATGCTTTAGGTGTCATAGAGCCGTCAGAAGATTGATGGTTGATTGATTGCTTAGCTCCATATTTTTTGGCTGCCATTCTTTCCATAACCCATTTTCTAGTGTCAATTCTGAGCCTTGACCTTGTTACGTGTTCGCTATTAAGCCTAATGCCGTCCTTGCTTTCTGAATAGTCTAAAGATGAATCATCTGCAATCTCAAACAACTCATCATATAATAATTCTTGTTGCAATTCCCTCGCCTGCACGTATTGGTTAAGAAACCGAGGATGCTTCATCGTCCATGACAGCACAGTAACGTGGCTTGGGTATAGTTTTCTTCGGCAAATTGACTTTAGAGACTCGCCACACATCAATCTTAAGCATATGGCTTTTGCAGTACTTTGCTTATATTTTGTAGGTCTGCCACCAGCCATAATCTAAATCTCCTCTATCATCCAATAAATACCAACAACATCAATTTTGCACCCTTTACCATGCTCTACTATATCATAAGCGCGGCGGGGTATGTTGAGTCGGTGATTCAATTTAAAATCAGTGGGCGTCGATTTAAACGCATTTGCGGCATCCTCTATACTCACTGATGAATAATGCATCTGACCAAATCCGTATCTAGGCTGCATCATTCTAGCAGCTAAGCGTGTTATCTTATCGTCCTTATTGCGCATAGTCTCATTACCTGCTATTGTTTCGTTGAGATTAACCCATTATTAATGATTTGTATAGTTTCCTTGGTTGACACCTTTTAGCCCTCGATTTGAGGGCATTTTTTTGTCTATGGTTTGTAGATGAATAATTTCTCAACGCCTTTCTTTGTCGAGTTAGTGTTTAGTCCTGATTGAATCTCTTTCGACCAAATGCACTCAAAATCATCTGGCGCATTATATTCACTGATAAATACTTGATGACCTTCCGCAACTTTATCGCGGCACCATTGCCAAAATTCATCATGGTTAAAATCGTCTTTGTATTTTGTTGTGCCTGCGTATGGTGGATCGCAATATATTATTGATTGCGGCGGAATGTCTAAATCAGAATAACCGCAGCCAATAAAATTTACTGACTGCAGTAGTGGCTTTTGCTTTTCGCTTGCTTTGTGTTGCTCGGTAACATAATCACGTTGATCACCTTTTGAGTTTTTACCTCTTGACCATCCACCGATCCATTTAGCTCCAAAACTGAATGCTATTAATGCGTAGCTAGACAATCCGCTAATGCTGCAGTTTGACCTAGCTAGTTTCGCATCGCGCATGTAATCTAATTCTGAGTATTCACTGTTGTTTTTTGGTGTACTGCAGTCTCTAATAAATTGAAGTGCATCAATGACTGCAGTATTGCTATCAGCACCAATCCGATTGCCATCAACCTTGTCAATCATATTTGCACCGCCAACAAACGGCTCGACATACCATTGATCATCTTTACGGTCTTTTAATATTATCGGCAAAATGTATTTTGCAATTCTGGCCTTACTTCCCATATATTTCATCACACACACCCCGCAATCGCATCGGTAACAATATCAGAACAACTAGGCGCTAACATCTTCAAGTCTTGAAAAATGTCACTCGCAATCGTAATTTTACATGAATCATCCAGGCAGCCAAAAACAAGCGATGATATTGCATCAACATCAAATCGGTTTATGTCTGCCTCGGTTAATTTGTAGATTTCCATTTATTTGACCTCGTGAATTTCTACTCGTTTAAATATAATATCTGTTATCGGGGTGCTAAAGTGTAGAATGCAAGATGGAAGTGTTCTGCACAGTGATCTATTGTTTTCAGCCGCACACCCAGAACAGTTGTTTCGCTTGTTGTTTTCAGATCTATATTTTATTCCATTAACTTCAATCACGTCATTCATATCAATCTCCTCAACTCAAAACAGTATAGGTAAAAATACCCGGTTCAACTTCATTTATCAAAACAACATTAGGACGGCGGTCTTTTAGCATGTAAGCCAACGTGGTTCGCGTCATGCCTAGGATTCGTGCTGCCATTGACTGATTACCCCTGCAATGTGTTACAACGTCGTCTATTGTCGATACAGCGATTGTAGATTCACGCAATCCAGCCAGTTGTGAGCGTTCGACAGGTTCTTTGTAGATAAAGCGGTTAAAGCTTCGTAGGCGTGATAGGTTCATGGTTTAATCTCGCAAAATAGGTTTGTATTGAATACATAATCAATTTGATAGTCATTACCGCAATTTCCAGCCCCAGCCTTTAAAGATGATGATGTAACACTAATCACAATCCATATAAATACAGCTAGAATAATTTTCTCTTTCAATAGTGGAATCATAACGCACCACCAACAATAGCGCTTATTTGATCCCGCAAGTCTAATATTTCAAATGCACACATTAGCGATAGGCCAGCGAAAAATAATGCTAATGATTTGAACACAAGCAAATCGGCTTTAAGTTGTTTTTTAGTTTTCATTGTTTTGCCCCTTAACTTGCATCACTGACTTAGGGTTATAAATAACCTGCTTACCATCCAGCACACCAAACAAATAGCCATTATCGCGCTTCTGCTTGGCTAACTGTGGGCTGATGTCATTTTGTCGCGCAAACTCGCTTAGGTTTCGTATTGATTTCATAATTTAGTCCTTGGTTATTGCCTTTTAAAAATAACCTTAATAATACCCTTGTGGTGAGGGTCGCCTTTGTATGTAACACCTGTGAATCCACATTTAATGTGTCGCCAAGATACCGTTTCTAGATTTCCGTTTACTTCAACAGTGTCACCATTTTGCAACTCTGACACCATTACAAAACTCCGCTTTTTAGTTGTGCCTCCCATTATATGGCAACCACTGTTATAACAACTTCTTCCCCAAAAAATGCTTCATTTGCCATTCTCTTTGCAAATGAGTGAGCGCCCTTTTCTGTTTTACGGACTTCGTAGCTGATAGCTCCTGACTGACCGCTTACTGTAACTTTAAACTCTTTCATTTCTAAATCTCCGTTTCGTTTCGATGAGTTAAGAATACAACGCCTAATTTAATAATACAACTATTAATTTCAATTAGACGTAAAATAATACACTTTAGGGAAAATCCATCATACTTTGGATTTTATTTGCCCTAAGTTAACTCTATGATTATTAACAGGAAACAAGGTTTTCAGGGAAAGCTAAGGAAAACTGGATTGGATTGTTACTTTATATAAATCAATAGTTTACGCTCTTTTAAGGGTATAATTGGATGTTTTTCTCTATTATTCATATTTACTTTAAAATTTATCAAAAAAAAGAGCCACCTCTTTAGAAGTTGCCCTTATTTATAAATAGTTTTAGCTACCATATAAGCTTATATAGTATTAGTTAGTTTATATTACTATTTATACTTAATAAATACAGTGGTTTTTTCACCTTCACTTTTTGGTCAGAATTTTATTTATGTATTAATAGTTACTTTTATCTAAAACCTGTCCAAACGTCCAAAAAGTCACTATTCCTTTTTTAAATCAACAACTTAATTTCGGGCAAAATAAATCCAGTGTTGTCCAAACTGCCTTAACTTTTCCCTTAAATCTGAGATTATTGCGTAAAATTAGATTAGGATGCGGGTTATTGATTGATAAATTAGATTGATAACTTTTTGGTATAAGTATATGCGTTTTAGTTATATGTATAGATTATTGTGTTTTGTGTACGTGAATTGTTAACGTGTCGATTTTTAGGCAATAAAAAGCCAGAAATTAATCTGGCTTGATAGTATGTCATTATAGAATCACTCTCCATCTAACACATTAGGATTAATCAACCATTCCCCACGACACAGCATCACAACGTTTGCTGCAACTAGAGCGGGTAAAATAACCTCACGCAAATAGCTAGTAAGCCCACCAGTTGAAGCAAATTCCTTTTTACTTTTCAGGTTTTGCTGTAATTGCTGGACGGTAATTTTTGGTATTTTGCGATCCTTCACATCCTTCTGGAAACGGTTTTTAAGCTGCTTAATCACAATATCAAGCTTAGGTGTTAAACCTGCGCACCCTGAATCCTCCGCCGCTTTTAAATAAGTTCGGCTTAGCTCATCGAATATCTCAATCGCTCGACATGTAGTTTTATAGCCAATAACTTTGCGACGCTTGCCATTTTTAGACCATTCTTGAGCGCCCCACATTATACTAGCGATTTTCTGAACCTGCTCACCAGCTTTCCCCATCGTGCCGCGGATCATAGAATCATTATACAAACCGTTATCGGCCATTTTACCTTCAATATGATTACGATAATCATTAATCGCGCTGTGAGCCTGCTCATCAAAAGTAAATGTTACGCCTTGGTCATTAACTAGATTATTAATCAAATCGATGTAGGCAGACTTTAGCGACTTATCAACTGGCATATACTCATGATGATTACGCTCACCAAGCATGTGTGGTTCTTTGATTAACAGAAATCGTTCACTAATTCCGCGGCCCTGCTTACCAGCTTCTAAAATTGCGTCAACTGTATCGGGTTGCGCTAATACTGCACATGTACCTTTTACATTACCGCGAAAACCGTCACGACCTGAACGCTGAACCGAAACCCATTCACCCGCCCACATTGCCAGGAATAAACCGTTGTTGGCTTTCTTGCTTGAGTCACCGTAAACGGAGCCTAGCATCACGTTAATCGCCTCGGCTTCTGCTGATATAATATTGCCCCAACCGCCCTGCTTTGAAATCAGCTTCTCTAAACCTTCTGGCGTTGCGTCGTTCACATCAGTCACATAGTCAGGCAACATATCAATTTTTTGCGCAGCTTTGATTAAATCACTTTCAATATGGTCGGCTTGTGGCCCACTAGCGTTTTTTAGTTCTTTGCGTAAATCTTGAATTTGAGACTCGGCCTTTTTACGCTCAATTCCGTTTGCTGTATTGATTGACTCGTATGCAATTCGGATCGGCAGCATAAAAGCATTATTAACACCTGATTTACCTGTCGACGGTGGCTGGCCAGAAACACAAAATAAATTTACTGGTCGTTGCTCGTCACTGCCTTGATATGGAATGTAAGTGAACTGGCGGCTCATGGCAGCAGACAAACAACCTAGACCATGAAGAAAGCAAGTGTTTGGCGGGAACTTCACTGAACGTCTAACGCTGTCAGAATATTGCTCTAGTATGTTCAGTCTCCAGGTATCTTGCTTAGGCGTAACAATATCAACATGGAACGCTGATGCAGTTTGGTCAATAATTTGAGGCCACATATCTGGATCAATCAGCATACCAACTTGCGTAGGATAATATTCAGCTATCATTTGTGCAGCCGATATTCCGTTAGCTTTATGGTTAGACGCCCAATCCGTTAGAATTTGATTTTTATCCATGATTAACACCTAGTATTTTACGACGGTTAGCGGAAAGTGATCCACCCCAATACGCTGACAAGTTGAAAACACAGCATCAAAGGTTTTGAATTTGCGAACATCACCGCGAGCTGTGATTAATAGTTTTGGCTCGACATTCAACTTAGGGCATCCGATAGATAGCGTCATCGATCCATCTTCTGATGTGTTGGCGAATATTGAGATAGGCATATTAAATTGCACTAGGTTTTTAACGCCTGATTCGTTTATTTGGTTCATTTGGTTGAGTCCTTCATCATTAAAAATACGATAGCGGCTGCTCGTAGTGCCTTATCTTTAGGTAGCCAAACTTGCTGATAATCATCATGAGCTGCTCCAATACTTCCAACGCCATCATTTATAAGGCTAATATCATTAGCTAAAATAATAGGCCACATATCAGCAGGGTTTCTGCAAGGGTTAAATATTCTATATCCACAATTATCTGATTTTGGGTTTCCACTCCACATCATCACATGCTCACCCATCATATGAACACATGACTTATCTCTAAGGGCTATTGCAACAGCCTTGTTAATATCCATATCGCTCATTTCATCATATTTATTCATCTTAACCACCCCTAACAATTATCTAATTTTGTTTGACGAAATGATAATAATGTAATATTGTTACCCCGTCAACAACAACCGAGATTTATTATGTACGACATAGAGAAAATCAAATCAATGGCTAATGGTCAATGGCTTAGCATAATAAGGTCATGTGGCATGGATATTGACGGAGTAAAAAACCGTCATGAAGGCTGCCCCATATGCGGTGATGGCGTAAAAAGATTTAGGCTTGACGATCTGCGAGGAGATGGCACTTGGATATGCAATCACCACGGAAGCGGTGACGGCCTTGGATTAATCGACTTATACATGGGTAGCTTCAAACCTGCCATTGAATTTGTGGCTGGATATCTTGGCATATCAGAAGAAACAAACATCGACCAATCCGCCATAGATGCACGTAAAGCCGAAACAGCCGCTAAAAATAAACTACGTGCACAATATGAAGCTGGCCAAAAGTTAGAGGCTCAATCAATTGCGGCTAATGGTGCAAGCCTTATTATGCAACATTCAATACCACATAGCGGTCACGACTATTTAACGACAAAACAAATACCCGGTAAAACCGCTTGGTTTATGCCGACTAGATTTATCATTCCAATAAGTGACGGACGAGCGCTTGATGTTGTTGGATCGCTAATTATACCCGTGATCAACGAGCGTCGAGAATTGGTTAACGTTCAGATAATTAAACCTGATGGCTTTAAGATGTTTTTATTGGATGCGCAAATCACTGGCGCATTTCATATGATTGGTTCAGTGCGTGCTGGCGACACGATATTGATTGGTGAGGGCTATGCGACTATGGATACAATGCGAGCTGCTACATCGATGCCTTGCGTGGTAGGCTTCAACTCTAACAACCTGCACTCGGTCAGTTTAATCATTGACAACCTTTATCCAGCCAATAAAAAGTTGATCATTGCCGATAACGATTGGCGTAACAATCATAAACCATGCGGTAACGTTGGATTGATTAAAGGAATGGCAGCAGCTAAAGCAATCAATAGTGACTTCATATCACCGCCAGCTATCGAAGGCATTAGCGACTTCAACGACTATGATGTTAAATATGGCCGCATTGAATTACTTAATTTACTATTTAAACTTAAACTGCTTGACAGCGTGCAAACTAATTATTAGTATTTGTACTGTCAATCACAAATAAGGATTTATCATGAAACTTGAAATCAATAGCTACATGTCAATTGAAGTTACCGAGCCAAACGAATTACTGGAATTAATGAGCGATGATGAAAAGATAGAATTAATCGAGTCACTATCTTGCCGCGAATCAGTTATCAAGCATGTATCCGACCAGCTTATTCATGGTTGTACTGAAAACGGCCATAGTGGCTGGATGTCTTACGGAGAATCGCCGAATACAGCAACACAGTTAGCTATCCGAGGCCTAATTGAAAACATAAACAACATGGCTTACCAAGAAATACAGCGACTTGAAAGTTTGGTTAAAAGCGAAAAAGAGACAACTCAATATTGGGTTGATAAATTCCACTCTAAAAGCGGCGGTAACTACTAATGAAAGAGATGAATTTCGTAGTCGGGCTAATTGGCCCATTTGCTAATGTAAAAGTTGTTAACAAACAGGATCGTGTAGAATACAGCATTATTAATGGTTTTGCAGATGACCGACAGGTAAGGGGCACAGTAGGAAACTACCAAAGGTCAATGTACGAGTTTGATTTTAGTGGATACTATTCAGACCGAAAAGAGGCGATAACTAGGCTCAATAACGAAATTGAATCTACAAGAGAAAGTTTAGCAGCTCTTGAATTTGCGCTAAAGGTTACTAAGAAAAAAAATTGGGTTAGAGTTTAATTTATAAATATCATAATTGGAGTATTCAAAATGAAAACAGCAACAGAAATACTAGCGTGGTGCGTAGAAAATAACGACAAAGATGATTTTACTATCATCGCTAACTACTCAGGCCACGTAAACATGATCAACATTTACGCCTATGTTAATGGCTATAAAAACAGTAAAGCGCTAAATATCGGCTTTGCTATGACCGACAATCAAGATGAGCTTAACTACCTATTCAGCCAGCTTGAAACGCTAAAATATTACAATGACCAGTCATCACAATGGGCTAACGAATTAGCAGAAAATAACAAGCAGCGTAAAATTGCAGATCTTAAATTAAAGCTTAGTGAATTGGAGGGTTAGATTATGGAAAAGTTTACTAAAGGTGATTGGATTGCTTTTTACCCGCACGAAGTTCTTAACGAGGGCTTAATGTCGATAGAGACTGATGATGGCAAATTAATTTGCAAAGCTGAGGTGTACAAGTCTACGATTTCAGAAGCTACAGCCAACGCCCACCTAATTGTAGCAGCCCCAGAAATGTATGAGATGCTAAAAAGCTTTCTTTGCCTTGAGGGCATTATAAAAACTGGCAAAATCATTGAACTGCTAGCTAAAGCGCGGGGTGAATAATGGCCGATCTAAACTTTGCTATTGAAGCATGTACGCTAATTGAAAGTTTTGCTCCTTTATATGGCTGTCACGTTGCGCTAACTGGTGGCTGCTTATACAAAGGTGGCGATCGCAAAGATATTGATATTCTATTTTATCGCATTCGGCAAACTCCAGAAATAGACTTACAAGGATTGTTTTTAGCGCTTAACTTTGCAGGATTTAGTAAGCCTGTGTGGTTTGGTTGGATATACAAGTCAGAATATAAAGGCGTTAATTTTGATATATTCTTTCCTGAATCACCTGGTGATGAAGAATATGATCCAACGGTTGATTATAGAGCTGCCGTAAGCGCAATCACCATGGCACATAACGCAAGGATTCCAATATTATGACCGACATACCAACTTTCGGATCAATGACGCCTCGCCCGTATCAGTGGGAGGCTATCCAAAATATTAAGCAGTTTATACGAGAGCAATTGGATAACCACAAAAATGGCAAGCTAGTTAAAAATGCCATTCTTAATGCCTCGGTTTCTGCGGGTAAAAGTTTGATTATGGGGGCTGTGGCTGATCACTGCCAAAAGGTTGGCGTTCGCTGTATGGTTCTTACTGATGTTGGTGAGTTATGCGACCAGAACGGAAAAGAAATGTGGGACATGGACGTTAAGGTATCTTATTATTCAGATTACGTTAAGGCTAAATCAAATTATTTTACCGTGGTTAGCGCGACCGTAGGCACGGTATTAAATGTGCTTGACCGTGACTTTGTGCCATACACTAAGAAAGTTGTTAATGTTGATAATTCGATAGTTAATAAAACGCTATGCAATGTGCCAACTGTACTGCTTATTGATGAGTGCCACCGAGTCCCAATTGATGATTTAGATATTGATGATTCTACATCTGCATATGGCCGCGTAATTAAGCACTTTCAAAATGTCAACCCTAGGATGGTAACTATTGGCGTGACTGGAACTCCCTGGCGCAAGACAAGCTCAATACTTGGCACATTCTGGTCAGAAGAATTAAAGCCAGTTATTGACCGTGAATTTTTAAAGGAAAACGGCTTCACTGTGCCTGATGTTTTTGGTTTTACGGATCATCAATATGATTTATCTGAGTTCAATACATTTGAAGAAAATAGCATGTCTGACTATTCAAAAGCAGATATGGAACGAATGCAAGCCAAAATGGATTTATCCACTACTCAAGCAATCATGCATGATGTTATGGAACTAACTAAAGATAGAAATGGTGTTCTTGTTACTTGTAGCGGATTAAAACACGCCAAGGAAGCCGCAAGCATCTTGGGCGATATTCCTTGGGGCATCATTACATCAAAAGAGGTTTTATCAAACACCAAGCACGAAACAAGAAAAGATATTATTGATGCAGCTAAAGTTGGTGATGTTAAGTTTTTGTTGCAAGTGGGTTGCCTGAGTGTTGGCTTTAATTCACCTTACATTGACACATCGGTAATTTTACGCCGCATAGGTAGCATTGTTTTACTTGAGCAGCTACTGGGCCGTGGACGCAGACTATTAAAACAATGGATGATTGATGCGGGTATCAAGAAAGAAGAACACTTAGTTTTAGACTTTAGCGGAACACTTGAAGCAATGGCCGATTTGTTCAACAACCCGACATTCAATGATGCGATGGAAGCCAAAGACAAAAAGGATAATGCTTTTATTTATTGCCCTAAGTGTGACACTGAATGCGGTGTTCATGCCAGAAAATGCAAAAGTGATACCTGCGATCATTGGTTCAAATTCCGAGCATGTGAAGATCTACGCTTAAACAATATCCTAATCGAGAAAGGTTGCGGCCATAAAAATGACATTGCAGCTAAAATATGCGGTAACTGTAATAAATATTTGATTGATCCTAACGCTAATTTATCACACAAGGCGTATACCGATGCAGATTGGAAGCCAGTTTTAAAAATGGATATGGAAATAATTGGCGCTCGAAGTGATGCAATCCAGGTTACATATTGGTTTGATTCGTTCGGCATTGATGGGCAACAAGAAATAGCAAAATGTAAGTATTGGGCTATTATGGCAGGCGGGAAACGTGTGTGGGATAGCAAGTTTGTAAAAGCACATGCAAAGCCAGCATTATGGAAAAAGCTGCTTCAAATGACGCCAGCGTTACTGATGCAGAATAAAGATTTATTTATCACACCAAAAATGGCGACTCACCGAATTAATGCAAAAGGTGAATCGATAGTTAATGTTAGTAATAAGAAGGTAGCGGAATAATGAACAGTACAGAAAAGGAATTAATAACGGCGGTATTTAGATTTAAAAAATACCTATGCACTAGCTACGATATTGGGGTGCCGAATTGCTACACAAGCCATGATAACGAGGCGGATTTATTCTTCATAAGGAAAAGCGGACTGTGTGATGAAATAGAAATAAAAGCAAGTAGGTCAGACTTGCTTGCCGATAAAAACAAAAGAGTTCACTTTAGACAAGCTGTTGAGCGTGAGTGGTATTGGAAAAAAGATGGTCTAAAATTCGCCCCATACACAAAGCCAAAATACGAAGCCCTATTAGATGGAAATATGATGGCGAATTACTTTTGGTATGCAATAAAGGAGGGTATAGGAGGTATTGATGACATACCAAGTTTTGCTGGTTTAATATCTGTTTGTGACAAAGGTCTTATAACAATATTAAAAATGCCTGACAAACTTCACAAAAATAAATTATCTGATGCCGAAAAATACCAAATAGCTAGAAAATGCAGTTATAGGTTTTGGCGGTCTGAATATGGGGTGTCGTTTTAATGAAGGTAATAATCGCAAAAAACCGCGCTGGCATTATCACGTATAAGCCAGCTGAAAAACAACCTAAGCGTGACGAAGCGTTAGAGCAGCAAGATCTAAACTCGCACTGCGCATTACTTTGGCCTGTTGAATATGAATCAATGTTCCACGTTATTAACGAGATTAGAGCCAATAAGCACTTTGGCGACTTGCTGAACCGTAGAGGTAGAAAAAAAGGCATACCTGACTGGCATGTAGCAATCCCAACAAATGATTACCACGGGCTTTATGTTGAACTTAAACAGGCTCATGCTGGATCATTAAAAGCTGAGCAAAAAGCCTTTCTAATACGCCAGCAATCACTCGGATATAAATGCGTTGTTGCCTATGGTTTTCGTGCAGCACTTGAGGCAATAAAAGATTACCTTAATAATGCTTGACAATTATATCGATATTAATCAATAATACCTCTGTCAACCAAGCATAGGTATTTTTTTATGAACACCAATCAATCTAAGCGTAAAGCAGAGTTTAAAAAATCTAAAACTAGCCAACCTACTTACACCGACAACACTCATTATTTTGGTGAGAATTACTAAGGAAACAATTATGATTCAACAAATTAGAAACATCCAAAAATTTAACGCCGATGAGCTATCAAACGAGGCTTATCACGCGCACGAATATATCAGCGGTTCTTCATTAGTTACTATATTTTTCGACTGCTTAGCGGCCTGGAAATTTGGAGATAAATCAGAATCACCAGCATTACACTTCGGAATTGCGTCACATGCTGCATTACTTGAGCCTGAAAAATTTGAGCGCGAATTTCAGTGTGATATTAACAAAAATGACGAAAGCGTTATAACTAGCGATGTAGCATTGAAAGCTTGGTTCAAAGTGCGTGGCGTTCCAATTAAATCAACCGCATCATTTTCTGATATGATTTATCAAATGCTGCAAACTGGCGAATACCCAACAGTATTAAAGCTTGAGTCGATGATACTTGAATCAGAGTGCAAGTTTGCTGGCAAGACTATTGTTAAATACGATGACTATCAAAACATCATGCAAATGCGTGAAGTGATATTCAATGACCGCGACTTGCAAGCTGCATTAAAAGATTGTCGTGTTGAAATGTCGATCATCTGCGAAGTGATGATTGATGATGTTTGGTATGGCATTAAAATCCGTCCAGATATTGTTACGGGTGATCGCGCTGTACCTGATTACAAAACAACGGCAGATATGAACCCTGAAAAGTTCGCTAATACCGCGCACAATAACGGCTATTGGCTTAAAATGGCATTGCAGAAAGACGTATTAGAAGCCGTGTTTAAAAAAGAGTTTCGACCAGCCTTATTAGCTCAAGGTAAATCAAAGCCGTATATTCCTCAGTGGTATTGGCTGACTAATGAACAACTCGAAGTTGGCCGCGATCAATATCAATATGCGCTTAGTCAGTATAAAAAAAGCAGTGATGCAAACGTATGGCCTGCATATTTCAATGGCTTTGTTGACTTGCCAACACCAGCATATTTAGCAAACCGATATGAGTTCGAAGATAACTCTATGACAATTGTTGAGGAAGAATAACCATGAATGACATTACAAACCTAAGCGACACAATTCTAGCCAAATCTGACCGCTTGAATGCAGAGGACTTACTTGGCGGCCCATTAACTATCACTGTGACAAACGTTTACCGTAAAAATGCAGACTCGCCAATTGCAATCAATTACAGCGGAGACAATGGCCGACCATTCGAACCATGTAAAACAATGCGTAAATTATTGGTGGCAATATGGGGTGAAGATGGCAACCAGTGGATTGGCCGTTCAATGACAGTTTACAATGACCCAACAGTTAAGTGGGCTGGAAAAGAGTCTGGAGGAGTTCGTATTAGTCACTTGTCACATATTCAGAAGCGCTGGATTTTATCGCTATCTGAAACGCGCGGCAAAAAGAAGCAGCACACGATCAACATTTTGCAGGAAAATTATTATCCTGATGAAGTATTCAACAATAACTTTGACGCAATGGCAGCTAGCATTGCATCTGGTAAATATACCGTTGCGCAAGTGATTACTAAATGCAGTGCTAAGGGTACGTTAACAGATGGTCAACTGAATGCTCTTAATTCGTTAGGTGTTAGTGATGAGCAGGTTAAGGGGTTTACTCCTGCTGCTGACATTGCGCCAATTGAGCAAGCAGCATATCAGCCAGCAGAAGAACAATTTATTGAAGGTAAGTTTTAGTTAATAAAAAGCCCTCGAAAGAGGGCTAATTAAAAGGTATATATTGTGAAAAATATTCGAAATCAAGCACCATTATTATCTACTCATTACGATGCTAGAACTGACACTTATAACAATAAAGGCATTGGCTTTAGCCTTTCAAGATTAAGCGCCAGAGCAGAATTTTTAATCTGTTTAGCGCTTTTGATTGCTACATATGCAACTATATTTATTTAACTAAAGTCGGTATCAGGTGGTTGCACTGAGTCGCTAAATGTTCTTGTTGATAGCGGCTTTTCTGTCACAGTATCCTCTATATGCAAAACTGAGTAAAACCCATCTAGAGATATATCCCCTACTGCATTTGATATCGATGGGTTTCCTGAGCAGTAAGCTCCATCAATCCACCATGTAGCTGGTAAAATTCCAGACCCTCTATCAAATCCATCCGCAGCCAGCAGCATTCCAACAATTGACGAATTTTTAGCTTTACAGCATACGTTGTAGACTTTTACGCCTTGTATATCTACGATACAACCTCCATCAGCATGTCCTGAGTAGTCACCATTAATACGGAACCCCACACAATCTTCGTGAGCTGTAGAGCCTTGATTATTACCCTCGGAACCTAGTAGTCCGTTTCCGTGAGCTTGACAATTGATCTCCACAAAGTGCGGAGCTACTCCGTTTACTCCACTAGCTCCCGCCAGGTAATTGTGGTAATTGAATCCATCTCGCCTGTTCGCACTGGACTCTGAGTTTTCAGATATGCAGATTCCTATATCTCTTACGCTAAATCCGTTAGATGCGCCCCCGCTTACAGCATTAAATTTACAGTTTTTATTGTAAAACACTGAATTAGCCCATGCTGTACCATTACTAATTAGTGTTACCCCAACACCAGAACCGCCCCAGTTTTCAATACCCTCAAAATAAAGCTTATAGTTTCCATTAAAGGTAATTGTTGAGTTATCTACAGGCTGCATAAGTCTTAGCTCGTCGCCATGAAATATTAAATCTCTAGAATCCAGTGCATGGACATACGTTGTTGTGCCAGTGTGATAAAACGATGCTGGAGTTGAGTCAACCAAGGCTACACTTGCAACGTTAGTGTAGCCGATAGGTGCACCCTGAGCATTAAGTTGAACTGTATCGTGTAATTGAGTTGTTGCATTGGTCAGACCGCTTGCGTAGTCAAGTTGATAAACATTAGTTTGCCCAGCAGTTTTTGTCCATGTACCTGACGCTATTACGCCACAAATAACTGGCCCACCTACCGCAATAACAGCTAAGTTTTTATTGACAGAAAAGCTGTTGAACCTGTTAACTCTATTATAAAAACCGCCCCTAATTAATAGTATGTCTGGGTTTAACGCCAACGCTTGCGCAATAGAAGCTTTAGCAGTTGCCCAAGTAAAACCATCACCAGTGTTGTCATTTACTTTAGCCCAGTCAGTATAAGCTATAACTAAACCAGCTTTATTAGTATCTGCAATAGTGTATGACTTATACTTTTCAAAACTGGTAATCAACTTTGCTTCTGTTTGTGATATTTTTGAGTAATAAATATCACCAACCCTGTGACCAAGTGAGTCAGAAGTTTTAAAGACTCCAATTCGGTTAGCTTTAAACGCGCCTACTCTGTTAGCGTAACGACCATCTAACATTTTAATAGTATCCGGTGTATTTTCTAAACCGTTTACTGTTGACGATATGTTGTAGTGCTTTCCATCAAGTGATGAACTTATTGATGATAAATAGCTTTTGTTTAATGCTGCAATATCTGCTGATGATTCAACAGTTACGATTGATTCAAGCTCTGATGTAAGATCTGTTAATTCGATGTTAACTAATTTGGATGCTGATATTTCAGCTTCCACAGTAAACCCTGAAGGAGCATACAATATATCATCAGCGTTATGTGCTGAACCATCGGCAGGGTTTCTTCCTGTAAGTGATGGATGCCCAGTTGCAGCAAATGCCTGCCAATCTGCGCTAATAGTAGGGTCTGTTCCTGCTGTAACAATAATTGGTGCAGAACCAGCGCCAACATATTTATACAAAAAACCATCTGTAGGCGAGTTTGATACAAGTAAATTTAAACTATCTAATGTCCCGCCAATTGCGAAAGTAAATGGCGCAACACCAAAGCCAAACTTATCAAGAGCCTGTGATATGGTTAATAGCTCTTTACCTGTGTAAGTTGTGACAGTCGTTTCACCATTAACCACTTCATTAAATGAAACAGCATTATCATAAATGACGCATGGGTCTGCCGCAGATGCTGTTGGTGATGGTCGCGGATCTTTATAATCAGCCATTGTTAATCTTCCTCGAAAAGTTTATCGTTATATTCTGTTAGTGAAATTGTAACTAAACCGTCACCACTGCTAGACACTGATTTTAGCGTGTAATCTGTGCCAATTAACTCATCATCTGGCGCAATTACGTATTTAGATCCAAGCTCAAAGTCGCCATCATTAGCAGTATAAGCACCGCTTAACGCTGTGGATTTGAAGCCTTTAGTAGTATAACTTAATGCTGTACAAGTAACTAGACCGCTAATCGTGCCGTCTTGTTTTGTGGTTTGCAAGTAGTAAGTTTTGCCAGCTTCAAACTTAATCGGCTCACTCGTTAAATATTCATCACCGAAAACATCTAGAATTTCGCCGCCAAAAACATCTTGATCGTTCATGTCACACCAGCGAACTCGGTCACCTATTCTTGCTGTTAGGCCGAAATAGTAAGTCTGAAACTCGACTGTATTACGCTGGTACAGTAAACGCCTAATTTCATAGTCGGCGCGGTTGTTGGCTTGATCTTCACTTTGGCATCCAACAAGTGTTATTTCTTCAGGGTACAAACCTTCATCGGTATCAACAATAACATTGCCTTGCAAGCGTCTGTATATCGTTCTCTCAACGTTATCAGGAACTGTGACATAAGTTAGCGATATAGAATCTTTATTGCTTGGCAGCCACTGTGGAAACGTCTGCGTTGAATCTCCGATTGTGTTACGACGGTTAAATAACATTGAGTGTGATACTTTAGCCTCAACGCGATTAAACGACCAAAATTGATAATTCTGGTAGGCCAAAGTTCGCGCCACACTACAGATAACAGTTAACCTTTCACGTAGCCCAACATTTGCATCATCAAATGTAAAATCGAATGACCTCAAGTTTGCTGGTAGCGCGTCATTTATTGCATATAAATCATCAAGATCAACTGTTGATGCTGGTCTATTAGCCTTTATAATTAATGTATATGCCACTGCATCTGCAAAATCTCGAGTAGCAACCTTTGTTAGCTCTAGATTACCTGTGCTACGGTTATAGTTTCGAAGCTTACGAGTTAAATCAACGTTAATCTTTGACTTGCTACCGCCAACAATGCGATCACTTGCTTTACGTTCTACCCATAATAATGTCACATCACCATAGTTCGGTGTACCTTGATATTCAACACCGACTAATTGTTCAAACGCTGCTTTTTCTGATGCACTTCCTCCAACCTCGTCGCTTGAGTTGCGTGCGCGACCTTGATACCTGCCAACTGGCAATCCTTCAAACTTTAATGTCCTAAACTGAGCGTCAAGAGTGTTTCCAGTAATAGTTACAGAATCGGTTGCTGTATAACCACCAACAATAGGCACACCAAACTCATCAACTTCACGTATTTCACCGCGCAATGTTACTGATAAATCCCCGCCGCCATCACCGCGTATTCCAGTAGGCATTGAAAAATGAAACCACACCTCACTAACCGCGTCACCAGACACGCCAAACCAACCAATAAAGTTATCAACTTCCCCACCAGAGTCAGCCCTTGACACTTCAAATGCAGTTGATGCGCCAACAGTTGTGTTAACAATCAATCCAGTAGGAAGTGTTAACATACTGGATGTCTTTCCAGTTATCTGCCACGTTCCATTTAAAATTACGCTATCAGGACCAGCCCCAACTTGCTCAGTGACTTTAATATTAATAAAGTCACCAATCTCAAGTGATAGCGCTGTAATTAGCGGTTCACCAACTCTTACTATTGTATCCCCTCCGCTAGATGTAACTGCATCATCACTTGTTATTGACGATGTTTCAGCAACAGCACTATCATTTTTTGCTGGCAATGTTTGATTTGTAACTTCGTTAGTTTCACGTGCGGTTATGCGCTGAGATTGTGGAGGTATGCCATCAACAGCAGTATCATAAATTGTGTATAGTGAGCTAGGGATATCATCAATTAATGTCTCGCCAGTTCTTACGGCGGTTATGTCGTAGCTACCAACTCCAATGCAAAATAACTCACGCTGTATCTTTAAGTTATTCTCATAAAAATAATGTGATGGCTGAATAAAGTCAGGATATGAAACAGGCGATCCAAATATTTCAGGGATTGCCTGCCCAGGTCTAAATTCATTTGTTGCCGCATTTAACTGGCTGTTTGGTGATGTACCTGCAGCGTCTGCTGTTCCAGGTATATCTGGAGCAAGCAGAATAACAGCTGTAATTGCGATAATAGCAATAACGGCATAAGCTATAATCTCAATACCTGCAGGCCTATTAATAATAGTAAACCTATCATCATGCGCCATTTCAACATCAATCGTTTCATTGATAGATTCAGTATCTAACGTTGAAGCAAACGGTTTACCATTTAAATAAATGTCAGTCTCAAGCCCACCAAAATCAGGCGTGAATGTTTTAGCTAAAAACTCACCGAAATTGTCACCTGTGTTTGGATAGTAAACTTCTTTATCAGTAAGATTTGACGGATCTTTAAATCGAACAATGATAGGCATAGCGTCTAAACTCCACTTTGTTTTTATATAATCGTTTTAGTAAGCTTATTCTATCAAATTTTACTTGCCCTGTACCGTCATCACCATGACCCCAAGCGTGCAGCACTGATCCATAAAAAACCCTACCTACGTGCTGAAAGTTCCCATTATCATCAAACATCAGCATTATGTCACCGTGAGCTCCTGTCGATATTTCAGTCTTAACGATATTTATGCCGTCATGCCCAGCTCCACTCGTCGGACTATAATCCAAGTATGAAGCTATTTCTGGTAGAGTAATACCTTCGATCTCTTTAAACGATGCAATAACCAACCCCCAGCAATCATATGACGATGGGCCGCAAGCACGATTAGCCCACGGCTTACCATTTGCATGTTCAATAAATTCTTTAGCCATCATATAATCACCCTCAAGCCTGGGAAATTTTGCGACAAGTAACGCGTTGCCACGCTAATAGATGCTGGATTGTCATCACTTGCAGTTATAGCAACCGAATCGCCCTCGATTGTTATAGCACCGATCCATGAATTGAATATGCTCGGAACATTATCAACATATTCACGGTAAACAAATTCAGCAGGCGTTGTGTTAGGGTTTAATATTGAGTAATCGCGGATTGATTTTAATTCCTGCTTTATCAATGTCCCAATACGCCCTAGCTGCACCGTCATTGATGCAACTCCATCTTCGCTTACGTTAGGAGGCTGGACTGTAAAATTACCAGCAGTAAAGGTTACAGTTAGCCCTGCGTCACGGCTTGCACCAGCTTCAATAGTAAACTGCTTATCAATAAATTGTTTATTGACGTAGCGGATAGTGCCTATTGCTGGATGATAGATTTCTATAGTTTCATAGCGTATCTTTCGCTCACGAGTTTCAAAAAATTGATTCATTATGACGGCCATCCAATATTTAACGCATCATCAAAGCATTGAGCTGCTTTGGCAAATGTCGTATTACAGTTTTTATTCATGATGATATAAATAGTCCCTTCTGGACATTCTTTATCCTTGCTTACTATATCACGAGACATAATTTTAGCTGAATAACTGAATGCATCACCATCATGCCCTGTTGCTTGCGGGTAATCTAAAAACCTGACTTCTTGAGTAGTTAACCCTTCCTCAAGTTGTATAGGAAATTTAAACCACTTTGATTGATTCCTTAGTCCATTTTCGGCTAACCAAAATGTAAATAGCCGTGCATTTTCACGGGTGAATTTAAATGTAACATCCCAAACGGTAGGTAAGTCAGCGGAGAAAAATTCTTGCTTTATTGCCGATTGCGTAACGTCATTTAATTTAAACCCTTCTGGTTGATTGCGTGACTTTGTTTGTGTCTCGCAAGATGGCAAAACACTCGGCCAATCAGCATCAACTGTCACGCCAATAATGGGGCTAACCGTATCAGTACCGACTAATGCCTTAGCAAGCATCTTTGCATTGTATGTAAATACGCCACCGTCTTGATTAGTGTTTTGCGGATAACCGACAAACTTAACACTTTGAGTCGTTAACCCAGACTCAATCTGAATAGGAAAATCAAACCAGTAAGGGTTAGTTTGCACATTATTCTGATCTAGCCATAACGCAAATATACGCGCATGATCGCGCGTAAATTTAAAAGTCACATCCCATAGAGTTGGCATATCAGTAGTGACCATTTGCAAAAATGGCGTGCCAGAGTTTAAATCATTAAACTGAAACCCGCTCGGCTGGCTGCGAGACTTTGTAGCGGTCTCGCAGCTTGGTAATATCTCAGGCCAATTGACACCTAATACGCAAGTCATTTAAACCACCTTGTTTTTTGCTGATGTTGATCGCGTAATTGCAGTTCTTACCTTTCCGCCTGATGCGATATTTCCCGCAACAGTATCAATGATAAACTTAATGTCTGTTTGACCGTTAGAAGTTGATTGCTGCACTTGCACATCAGTTCCTGATGCGTTATTGACTGTTGTGATGTTGATCACTGGCTGACTACCACCTAAATCACTTGCGCTCGTTACCTTGCCGCCACTGCTGCCAGTCATCAAGAAATCATTTTTGCCATCGCTGAACATTTCAGCTTTGCCGTTTTCGTTTACTTTATACATGCTATTGGGCGCAGTGTAACCGCCGTATAAGCGCATTCCAGCAATAGGAGCCGCAGCTATAGCTGCAGAACCAATAGCGCCAATCGCCCCCGCGGCTGTTGCTGATGCAGCAGGAGCTAGTCCTAGTCCGACAATTGGGATCGCTGCAGTTGATGCAAATGCTCCAGCAGCACCAAGCGCAACCAATTCAGTGACAGTTGCTGCAACTGCTGCCGTGTGCGCTGTTGCCGCTGCTGCCTTGGTTGCAAGCTGAGATGTCAACATTGCCTTATCTGCTGATTGACTAATGATAGCGTTTTTAACATATTGCAAGCCAACGCTAACCAGCGATCCAATAAGCTCATTAACAATGGCGTTTGAAAATGCTGAAACAGCCTCTTTTGCCGTCATTGTCTGAGACAATAACCCGCTAAAGACGTTAGTTGATGCTGATTGTAGGCTGTCAAGAGACCCTATTATCAAAGCGTTCATTTCACTTTCATTAACAAACATCTGTTCAAGTGCAGCCATTTTATTAGCTTCGTATTCGCGATCCGCCGCAGCCCTAGCATCAACAGCTATTTGATGATTGGCGGTTTCCAGTTCTTCATATTCAGCAATTAAATCATACTTAGACTTTTGCTCAGCTTGTAATTTAGCAAGTGGACTAGCAGCTAAACTAGTTACTCCAGCAGTAACTGTTTCACCTCTAGCTTTTTTTCTATCTCTTTCAGCTTGAGCTTGTTTTTCTTCAGCAATAAATTGATCAAACATTTGCTTATTATAAGCGTCAGCATTTCGCTTTCTTTGATCAGCAAGAGTTTGTTCTTCTGATGCAAGACGCTTAACTGATGCTTCATTTTTATCATGAGCCTCAATAGCATCATAAGCAGCATTGATTTCATCAAATTGAGCTTGTGTAGCGCCCCTAAGTGAAGCCATATGCAATGCAATAGCCCTGTCTGACGCGCCAAGCGTTTGAACTTGCATCTGTAAAGAGCTAACAAGTTCATTAGCTGATGTTTGAACAGTTCCAAGCCCTTTTGCTAACTTTTGGCTTAGGTCTTCACCCTTAAAAAATGCAGTTGTTAGCTTGAATACTTCACTGGCCAAGTCGCGAGCTTCATCAGTAGCAAACTTACCATTAACTTTTATTCCATCAAGCGCATGTAAAAGATTTTTTGCTGTTGCTTCATTTTGAGTTTTCTTGAAATCCTCTACAGCAGTTTGCAGATATAAAACACTTTTACCAGCATCACGATAAGCATTTGATAAAGGATCAAGCTTTACCCCTGTCAGTTTGTTTGTGGTTCCTGCAAGGGCAACTATTTGACCATCAGATAATTCAGCAGCCTTGCCAATATCTCTAAGCTCTTGGGCCTGTCTAGTATAACCACCTAATGAGCTGACATTTTTCAATGACTCATAAAGCGCTTCACCAGCTTTTATTTTTGATATTTCATTTTGCTCAATAGCTAGTTTTATTAGTTGATTTGATGCTTCTTCTGAATACCTAGAAAGTTCTAAAACTGCATCACCAAATGTCACAACGCCATCAACGCTTAGCGTTGCAATTGCACTAACTCGCTCAATTGATTTCTCTAATTTATCAGCAGCATCATTGGCTTTGAATAATGCAGGTAATAATATGCCAGCCAGTGAGGCCGCTATACCAGCAATAGCGCCCGCCAAAGGAAATCCAAGCACAAAACCTAAATCGGTTGATTGCTGTGAAAATGCAAGAATTGCACTCTGCCCGCCCTGAACCTGACCAATAAATTGTTGGATCTGAATACCAGCTTGACCAGCTCCACGGCTAACATTATTCATACCAGACTTTACTGATGACGACATTTTTGTAACTTGAGTGTCAACGCCTTTGAAGTTATTAACCATCGACTTTGTGGATGATGCAACCGCTGTTTTTGCATCACTAACCGTTGTTACATCGGCATGAACTTCATAAAAAACCGTACCTAAATTCTCACCAGCCATTATTTCGCCCCTTTTGCTGCTTCTCGTCTTGCGTTAATTTCTTTCAGTACTTGAATGTTGTGTTTGTGCTCTTCAAGTGTCGGCATGGTTTTTTGTTTCTTAGCGTCTGGATATTTCTTATCAAGCAGCCTGTCATATTCTGTTTTGGTCAGCATCTCTGCGCGTTCATATGATACATCTAAATGAGTTATAGCATTCTCAACATAATCATAAACGTCTATCGTATCAGTGGGCTTGCCTTTAGATTGGCGGTCGCCTTTCTTTGGCTGGCCAACAACGCCATGAGTAATCAGCGCCCTAGCAATGCTCAAGACGTTGTCTATATGCATTACACCAGAGCGCCAAGCTTTACGCCCTTTATCATATGAAGCAAAGCCAGTTAATTTGCTCACGTCATCGTCACAGCAGCACTGCAGGACGAATGCAGCATCCTCATAAATTCTATTAATGCTTTTGTATATCAGCTTTTTTCCGATCTCTTTCGCGTAAACATTGCCGCCAACGCTATCAACAAGATCGGCAGTATGCTGAGTTTCGCGACCAAATAATCCGCTAAAAAAATCAGGCATCTGCTTTGGATCGCAAAGTTTACGCATGTTTTTAAATGTTGGGTAAAACTCGTATGTGTGCGAATTGTATTCAATAGAAAAGTGCCCAATTTCAGTGCGCATGATTTTATTCTTAGTTATTTGCAATGTTTTATAATATCACGGATACAAAAAAGCCCCAATAAAGGGGCTGGTATTTGAGGCTTTTAGATTGCTAAGCGGTGATAACAGCAGTGTTGTATATGCTGTTTTGCTTAGTAAAGCTCATGCTATGAGTTGACGCGCTTTCTGTGTCATAGTTAACATCGAAAGAGTTCATCATTGTAAACGTGGTCTTAGTTAAGCCGCCAGTTGGCTCAGTCACTCGAACATAGCCATAGAGGCCAGCGTTAGCTTCTTTGTTAACTTCAAACTGTAAGCGCAAGTTGATAATGTCAGTATCAGTAACATCAACAAGACCGTCAAACTGGAATGTACCTTCTGCGCCAGTCATAAATGTTGGGGTGTATGCGCCTGAATCGCTGTCTGTGCGGGTGCCAGTGGTTTGCACTGAGTCACTATCAGACTTTGATGTTAACGACATTACAGGGAAAAATGTTAGTGTTGCTGGATCTACATCTGCGCAACCATAAGCGTATTCGACCATTGCTTTCGCGCCGACAAAACGACCCGCAACAACGCAGACTTTTGGGATTAGTGCCATTTTATTTTATTCCTCTATCAATTTTTAAGATGCATTGTATTTCGACAACAGGACGACCCAAGTCTGTATACATCACAGGGGACGCGCCAGTTAGCGGATCAATACCTATAATACCGCATTTCTCTCTTGTTTCCAAAAGATACGTAAATATGCGATCCGCAAAGTCTTTGACTATTGCTGCATCAGATTTAGATTGCAGTCCAGCAAAAACAATAGAAACGCCTGAGTTTTGAACGTATCGACTACCGCCACCTCCGCCACCTTCACGAATTAATAAAATCCGCTTACCTTGAGCGTAAGCGGCTTTTTCATCTAACGATATAATCTGTAATATAGGTGCAGGTTGTGTGTCGCCGTTGTAATCAGTGAACGCTGATAAAAAACCTCCATCGGTCAATATCAGTTCAACATCTTCTTCAATTATCATAATTTGTACCCGTTAACGATTATTCGTTGGTAATCTGATTGGTATGATGGTGACTCGAACGCATCTGATAAAAAGTGATGCTTAGCATCTTTTTTCTTAACTGGACTCCAATCAATATTGTTATGCAAAAACAAACCGTAGTTAAACCCCTTTGGTGTAAATCCTGCTCCATAAAAAACTACGCCAGTTTTGCCGTTATTTATTAACTTGTAATCTAAACTATTTATCAATGCAGCAGTATCGACAGGAGTTTCAAGTTTGGCATAACCAGCAGCAGTCATAATGATGGCCAGCAAAACCTTTTCAGTCTGCGCACCTTCAATTTGCGTAACCCAATTGCCTACGTTACGCTTTAACTGAGCAACCCCCTTAACTGGCATATTAAACCCCTAATACATAATCAGGCATTTCAGCAGATCCAAACATACTAGCATCATCAACCGTTATCGACTTAATGTCTGCTGCGGTATCGATTGGCGATCCAGTATAAAACCCTAGCGCCATTTTATCACCGAATGTCGGAGCGGCTATAAAGGTGGCTTTATCTTCCTCAAGCAATTCAGTCCAATAAATAGTGCTTGGCATAAATTCAACGCCGTATTGGTCAGTATAACTATCTTTGCCGCCGATACGATACGAACACCAGCAATATTCTGGATCGCCAAATACAGCCGCGCCAAATTTATCAGGCACACCAGCACGCCAAATAGTCAGTAAATTAGTGTTAGCCCAACGTGCAATGCTGCTCATTAGTAATCCTTACACTTACGACCTAAGCCAACGACCCCAAATGAGCCGCTAGGGAATAAACTATTAAAGCATCCAGCACTGTCAACCATTTCAAGTATTCGGCCTTGAGCAGTCATTTTAAGCCCTTCGACCTTATTCATATATTCAAATGAACGACTTGCACCAGACGGAGCGCTTTGTGATTTAATCACCCGACCAGAACCAATCGCGGTAAAGTGGCCGATTGCATTTAATTTAATTGCTGTTTGTGTGCAGGTATCATCAAGATAGTTTACATCCAAACAATCATCCATTTTGTTAACTAAACAAATGTAAGTCTCGATTGTTGATGTGGGTACGTCTGCATAATCAGGCCCCATAAACTCGCGCACTTGCTCGACTGTAATTGTAATTGCCATTAATGTAACCCTTTAGTAAGTACGTAACCAGCACCAGCAACAGCAATTGATGACGTAATCATCACGCCAATAATCATCATAATAACCTTGTTATACATTGATCGCATCAGGTCAATTAGTGGCTGGTTTCTATCGTTGCTTTGGTTGATAGATTTTAACTCAACATCATGCCTGTCTAGTCTATCATGAACACGCGCAATAGCTTCTCTTGAATGTCGCTGCTCAATAGTATTCTCTAGCAATGCCGTAGTAGACTCTGACATCCGATTACCAACCTCCCTTAGCGAGAGTACAACATCAGATATCATTCTTTCTTGTGCGGCTTGCTTGGCTTCTATTTGGGCAATCTTCTCGGCAGTCATTACGAAACACCTTTGTTAATTTAATCAGGGTTATTGCGATTATCAGCATTGTTACCATCACTGCTATTATTAAGAGTGATATAAAATTTTCGACTGACAAAGTTATCACTCCCTAGAATCGCAAATATTATATCTAATGGTATCGCAATTTGCTGTCTAATTGTATAAAAATTAACAAACCAGTTTGATTCTATCGACATGCTAACAGCTTGAGTTGCGTTAAATATCATTGATGTAAGCACAAAGACTGCATAGATAATGCCGACTTTCTTATACTTATTGGTGTTAATGCATAGCGCAATGATGATTAGAAGTTCAATGGCTGATGATGATGTGTAGTAGACTATTGCTTCAATCTTTCCTGCCGTGATATTCAAGGAAAGATCTCTTATAATGCTAAACGATGCATACTCAACCAATAAATACGCAGCATAGTAAGCCAGTATAATTATTGGTATGAATTTTTGCTTAGATAAAAAAATGACCGCTGTAATAGCGATCATTGCAATAATGTTTTCCATTAGATTAAATCAGGAAGTTACGCCTGACTTTCCTCTTTGGTGTCATCATCTTTTTTACGCTGCTGATGTTTAACCTTTACAGGTTGCTGAGCTGGCATGATAAATCCTCTTATTAGTGAGTTCTTATTATAGCACTTTAGTCTTTAATAAACTCAATAGCTCGCTCAACTCGTGCTTTAAACGAGTAAACACTATTGCGGTTAATGTCATCAGTTGCGCCAGCACAACCAGCGCCAGAGCCTTTAACACAGTCAACAACTGGCACACCATAAACCATATGCAACTTGGTCGAATGAATAACACTACCTTTAATCTTACTACCACCAGCAACCAACACCTTTACCGCTGATTCGAAATCTTTTAATTCTACATTGCTCATTTTCTAAACCTTTTATTTAATTTGATGTTGACAAGATAACTAATAACAATTACATTGTCAATCGTCAACTAACATAAGGAAGCAAGAAAATGAGAAAAGTAGCATATGATAAAAATGGTTATAGAACATTTACCATGCCAGAGTGGACTAAATCTTTGAATAACAATGCAACAATGACATCCAGAGAGGTAGCGGATATTATTGGCGTGACATACGTACACATGAGAAGCATCCTTAGTCATGGCCTATTTCCAGCAGCAGACGCGATACCAACAAAATATCATGACAGAGTGCTTACTCACAGATGGTCGGTAAAATTTCTTAGATCTCTAGAAAGTAAGGATAGCAAATAATGAAAACACTATTACTAGCAACAGCACTATTACTATCGGCCAACGTATCGGCATCAACCTATGAGCAGTGCAAGGGCGTCACAACCGTAGCAGAATCAGTAATGAAAGCCCGTCAAAGTGGCGCGTCATTAGATCAAGTAATGGAGGTTGTAATCGCGCAAGGTATGGAGTCTGATATGACGCCTATCATTATGCTGGCTTATGATGTACCGCGCTATGGCACTGAGTCATATAGAAGCGGTGCAATTAATGATTTTAAAAGTAAGATTTTGAAAGTATGCATGGAGATTAAATAAATGAACATTGAATTAATGATGAAAGCTGTTAATGGTTTAAAAGGTGATTTGAATAATACTTATTGCCCAAGACGTTCAACAGATCAATTTTTATACACTATTAAAAATAAAGATAATATCCAAAAAAAATACGTATGCACCAATAATAAAACTGAATGTTGGGGTGATTTAGTTTGTACAGTATCAGAATTTAACGCCTTAATAGCCGAGCTTTCAAACTGGCAGCCAACATTGCCGAAAGTTGAAACGGTTGAGGTTGATGGTATGGTTTATGAGATTGGCAAACTTTACATGTTCAAAGATAGTCGTGCAAATGATTATTTTGTAGGGGTTCTTGCTGATGTAGACAATGAGAGTGGCTTAAAATTTTGTACTACAATTGACAATCTAAAGGAGTGGTATCAAGAGTGCGAAGAAGTAATTTATGACATAGGCACAATCACACCAGCACCAACAAAATTGATTGATGGTGAGGCTTACAAGTTTGAATATATCGCGGGTAAATTTATTGGAATATATTGTGAAAAAGAAAATGAATTTCACCTATCTCACGGTAGACTAATAAAACTTAACCTATGCTCCAACATCACACGCCTAGTGCCAGAGATTAAATAAATGAAACTCCAATATCGCAACCAACAAAACACGCGCAACTGGTTTAAATTTCTTAGCATGACTAAATAAGGATATACCATGTCAGATCATTATGGTGATTTCAGAACATACGATAAGCCGTCAATTGATAACCGTAAAAGCGAACCATTACAAAACAATTCTTCTCAATTAGATTTTAATGATGACAATTATTTACAGTTTTGCACTAACAAACAAAAAGAAGCGTTCTTAGCTTGCCGTAACAGCCAGACAATAACATCTGCCGCCAAAAGCCTTGGAGCAACTAGATCTGGAGTTAGAAGTCATTTAAGGAATATTAAAGCCAAAGCAATTAGCGGAGGGTATGTAAAATCTACCTCAAGTATTTATTTAGTTCCAAAAGCTGAAATAAAACCATGTGATGATTTTAATATTAATGCAAAGCTTGATTCCTTGGCTGGAGATTATCACGAGTATGTAAAGCAAAAACGTTTCAACATGATAGTTACATCTGCTCAAAATAGCACACCAGTTCATGTTAATTTTTTAGCAAACCTTAAAAAACTATCTAACAAGATAAAAGCTAAAATATTAGTTATACCATTTAGATATAAGAACCCGACATCTGTATTTGTTAATAACGCAAAAGATTATTGGGATGAATCATTAACACCTTACTTATGCGAGGATGATTTTGAGTTGTGTGGCAACCTATCCGTGCTTGGACAGCTAAAGTCTCAACCAACGGCAGTCAGGCCACTATCAGGACTTGAACAGGTTACTGGTGATAAGTCTGCTATCATCGGGCACACTAAGCTCGAGTTAAAGTCGGTAGCCACTCCATCCAATAAAATGGCTAAACTATTAATCTCAACAGGCTGCTGCACTGTAGCAAACTATACTGATAGTAAGGCTGGATACAAGGGCGGTAAGCGACATTCATTATCAGCAATCATAGTTGAGGTTGACGGCGATATGTTTTTCCAACGCCAAGTTATTGCAGATGAAAATGGCAATTTCATTGATATGCTAACAGAATATAAAGACGGTAAAACATTGCCAGCCCAACAAGCACAAGTATTATCAACAGGGGACTTGCACGCGATAAACGCTGATGAGCAAGCAGTATCTGCAACTTTCTTTGCTAACGATTCAATGCTTAAATATTTCCGCCCAGAGTGGATGACGGTTGATGACTCGCTAGACTTTCAGTCATGCAGTCATCACTCGCGCAACGATCCAATCATTCAATACCATCTAATGAAAAGCGGGCTAAATAGCGTTGAAAATGAATTGAAGATCACGTTTAAAATGCTTGATGATATGGAAACAGACCATACAAAAATAGTCATTAAGCGATCGAATCATGATGAGCATTTTGAAAAGTGGGTTAAGGAAACAGACCCTAGGCGCGACCCGTTGAACTGTCGAACCTGGTGCGAGGCTTTCACCGCAATGCTTGATGGACATGACCCATATGAATACTTTGCAGAAAACATGATGCAGACGTTTGATGATGTTCGATTTCTAAGTCGTGACGAAGTTTTTGTTGTTGGCGGAGTTGCTCATGATGGCCACGGTGATAAAGGCGCTAATGGATCAAGAGGTGGCTTGCAATCATTTATTAAACTTGGGTGCCCAGCTCAATGGGGTCATTCTCACACTGCTGGAATAATGGATGATCAATTTCAGAATGGAACAAACTCAAAAATACGCATGGGATATAATGTTGGCCCATCTAGCTGGATGCATTGTAATACCATTCAATATGCTAATGGAAAGAGATCATTGTTATTTATCATAAATGGCAAGTGGCGATTTGATACGTTATAACCGTTAAACTAAAAGCTACACGCTATAAACAATAAAGCCCTCAATTACGAGGGCTTTTTGTTATGGGCGTTCTTCAAATATCAATCTGTAACTGTAATTTGCGCCAGTAAAAACCAAGTAATAAGTATCGGCTGGTAGTCCGCGCTCTTTAATAGAGTTTCCGCCAACAGTTGATTGCTGTGCTGTAGCGGTTGCAGTTACAATCTTGATATATTCCCTTGGAGTTTGTGTGCCATTAAGTGTTATTGAGCCGCCACCAGTTATTAACGTTTTCCTTGCATAAGGTGGAGTTGTAGACATTCCATTATTTGGCAATACTTGTATTTGCTCGTTGAATGGAGTCGCCTCCGCACTAATCTGATCCGCATTATAGGCGTTAAATGTCGCAGTTCCGTCATGACTAAACAGAGTTTGCAGCTCTAGAATAAAATCAATTGGAGCAACAATTTTCAATGTGTATTCTGCCGTTTTATCAATTCCAGTTCTAAATTCCCTGCCATCCCAAAATCCAGTTTGCCCAACATCAACCTTTAATCTTTCGTTGCCGTTTGCTGAGATTGTTACTGGCAATATTTGGTCTGACTCGCCACGCCATACAATAGCCATAAAGCTAGTTGCGCCAACAATTCCGCTTAATGTAATGCGACACTTGATGGCTATACCTGAAAACGCAGGTATTTGACGATCAGGCAAGTAAGCATCATTTGCATTGAACTGATGATTCCTAACGTTGATATAATTAACGCCATCAACAGAAACTGATACCGATATTTTACCAGCGCTAGGCACGACCTGATCGCCTACAGTGTCAGTAAACACAAATGAAGAAACAAGCAATGAGGGGTAATCAGCGCTCATTATTTGTGAGTCGTAATCGCCATCAGCTACATCACCGCTTATGTAAATTCTTTGAGACATATGGAATGACCCCTTAAGTTAAATCAACATCTGCGTCAGTTAAACCGCCGCTTATTTGTGGATAGCTCATTTTTAATCCTTAAAGTTTAGCCGCTTGTTAGGCGGCGCTATTGCTTATGAAGCGCCTAAGCTATCAACCCGTATGATAGTGGCAAGCGCGGCGTAAGGGATGGAAAAACTAGGGCTTGTTAAATGCTTATTTAATATTCCCCTTGCGATTCTTCGGATATCATTTCTTTTGTCCGACAAGTCTGGGTATTCAAGCGCTATTTCAATCTGATGTGCTTGAATGGCAACTCCATCAGTTCCGTCTATCTTAACAGCAGCGTTTTGGTCGGCTATGTACCAGTAGACAACATTATTTGCTATTTTGTTGTATTCATCCTCCGTCATGTTCAAAAACTTCCGCTTATAAACTGTTAGGAAGAACGATAAATCTAAATGACCATGATTTATATCTTCAATTTTTGAATTTGGGTTAGCAACATCATATGCGTAACGCCAAACCAAAGCATTGTTATCTGGCTTCTCTATCCAATACAAACGAATAAAGTCGAGTATTGCCTGTGAGCGGTTTGTGTATTCGACAATAGGAGTCGACCATTTATTTGTGAGTAGCGCGGCAGTAGCCCAAACAAAGTTGTGGTTATTAGCAACTGGATTACTATAAGTTCCATTTGGTATATTTGGGTTTTGATAATGAAAGGATCCAGGTATTGAGCCGTTACCCTGCCTATCGTACCGCCAAGTATCATCGTGAATATTTAAAGCAGTCCTTATTTTTGGTATATATGAATTTGCTAAACTAACTGACGCAGGATGATTATTTTTTACTAAAATATAATCAACCGCTTTCATTATCCCTCTGCATATTTGACCTGTGATTAAAACTATCACCTCATAAGATGTTAGGTTCCTTCTCCACGCAGGAGCCGCAACGCCAACATTAGTAAACATATACTGAGTAGGGGCTTGCGTGTATAGTTGGGTTGATGTGTCAATCTCGCCTCTGGCCTGCCTAGCCTCGTCTGTATAATCAAACATCCTGCTTATTAAATTTGTCATGTAGGTATACCATTTTACATCGCCTGACAATCTATGCATCTCGATATAAAATTGGAGCCAGTAAACACAATGCCATGCGTACTCATCTGCATCATTTGCGTTTGTGCTAGTCATGTATGGTTTATTAACTGAGTAATCCGACTCAAACTTAGAGTTAAGCGAGGCGTAATCATTATACACCATCGGAGCGTAAAACGATGACGGATACGTAACCTTCTTACATGACACTGTTATCGTCCCGCCTGTCGTACCTCCCACAGCGTCCTGTATCCATAAGGTCGTTCCGCTCCCGACGCTCATAACTCTTTCTACATAACCGCTTGAGTTTGAGAGCGTTCCAGTAGAAACAACAAATGTGTCAGCAAGTTTACAAGAAAATTTACCAGTAACCCCCGACCATTCAACTTTTACATAATAGTCTGCATTACCATCAACAACAGCATTATAGTTGCCTGCAAGCAAGCTATATTGCGCCTTACTCCCATCTGGAGTGACAACTCCATAGCTCCACTCATCTTCACCGTAGATGATATCCGTGAAATAAGGAATCTTAGTTACTCCTTGATTATTAGGCCACCCGTTAGCAATGCTCAGCCCAAGCCCAAGAAATAAACGCTTAGGATATGCCATTAGCTAACTCTCCAGAAGTGAGCCTCAAATGTTGTTGCTGTGCCAGTAATTCCAGCCAAAGTTAATTTTCCTTGGATAGCCTCTGCAACAAAAACTGGCATGTTGTAAGTAGCAACGCCATCACTTTCTTTTTTACACTTCACCGCATCGATAACAGAGTCACCTGATGATGGTGCGTGCCATTGACCTTTAATCGGTGACATTGCAGGCGTAATCGTGCCAGCAGTAGGCGTTACCGCATTGCCACTAGTATCATAAAACGCAATGACAAAAACGCCAGATTGAAAATCTGCTGAAAGCGTTTCAGTGTAATGTGTACCGTCAGCAACTGAACCGACTATTTTATAACGTTGTGCCATTGTGTTTATTCCTAATTCGTGAACGTTGTTTAATCAATTATACCATTATCATAATAAATTGCAGACAATAAAAAGCCCCGCATGAGCAGGGCATTTTTGTTATTTAGCTTTTTTAGGCTTTTCTTCTTCTTGCTTAGGTTCTATCCACTCAGCATCAAACAATAATGCTGCTGGTAACTTACCTTGATCGTGCTTTAGCTCATCACCAACACTTAGTTTAAGCGATGGAACTGCCCTAGTTACTAGGTAGGGCATTAGCTAATCACGCTAGCATAGAACACGCCGTACTTGTCGTTCATCGTTTTCTTGATCTCAATACCTTGAGCGGTAACGATGCGAGTTGAATAACCTTCAACTGGAGTCTGGCGAGGCATTAGGAATGAACCTGTAGCCATTGCAACAATTGGACGGATGATGCTTGAGTCTTTGCGATATGCATAGAACTCGTTACCAACTAACGCAAAGTCTTTTAAGAAGTTGCGAACGTTAGAAACGCGCTTGATGTAATCCATCAACGGCTCACCTTCAACACCACCTTTAAATTCACCAGTCTTAGAGATCGGCACCATTAAACGGCGGTATATCGCAGGGGATAAACCCATTGAATCTACAAAGCCTAATGATTGATCATCTAATTCTTTAGCAAACCCTTGGTTAAAGAACGCAACCAACTCATCGTTAGTCGTGGTGTTAGATGATAAATCAATGTTATAACCTGCAGCACCTAAGTTGATCTTCTTAGTGTTGCGGTGATTCTTGATACCTTCACCAGCTTGACCGTCTGCTTTAATAGTGATGTCACCATTAAGCATATACGAGCCGACTTTTTCAGTAAGCTTGCGGGTTTTCAATGTAACTGAATCACCATACAAATCGATGCTCTCAGAATCTAAACCTGCACGATGACGGTAGCCCATAGTAACACCAGCCATAAACGCTGGAATTGGGTTGCGGTCTGAATCAGCACTGATATGGTCATGCTTAATTGCAGCATTGAAATCCATGCTCACTGATACATCATCACTAATGTCGCTAGACTTTAATGAAACAGCAGATAGCTTGCCAACGCTAACCGTTTTGGCTAAGCCTGATAGGTCATCCATGAATAAGAACTTGTCGTCTAAACGAACGCCTTCAACAGCGCGGTCAGTTTCACGGAAGAAGTCTAGGATCGGAATGCCAGCGTTTACGTGAACTTGTGCATCGCGAGGTAAATCAAGTAAATGACGTTCGTGTCGAGCTGCATAGCGACGAGCATTGCCGATAAACTCAATATGCGATTGCATACGGGCATCAGTTTTGGCTAATTCGCGGAACTCATTGTTAATTACAATAGTCTTCATTTTCTATAGCTCCTAAGCCATTGTTACAGCGATTTGAGCAGTAACGCCCGCGCCAGTTGTTACGCTATCTTGTGCATAGCCCACCAAGCCACCAGTCACAACCTTGGTAACTTGACCAGATGCACCGATATAAAGCTTGTCATTTTTAAGCACTGTTTGTGAAGCAGCAAGGATCAACGTGCGTAAGTCGCCATCATTAATCTGATATGCACTACCACCAGCATCGGCTGCAACTAATTCGCAACCATCGGTTGAGTATTGATTATCACCGAACACGAATAAGCGAGCTGTGCTATCTGCTGCTGCTGCGAATGCTGCTGCACTAGAAACGTTACCTAAGGTACCCGGTAAAACTGCTGCGGCATTCGTCACAACTTGAGAGATAGCGCGGCCATCTAATAAAACTGTTTTATAAGCCATGGTTAAAATACCTCATCTTCGGTTTTTGATTCGCCAGCACCAGCAAATGCGTTACCAGTAATCGTGCCAACGTTTTTGGCGTAAAGATTATCTAACGTTGCGCTATTCATTGCGAGTAATGATGCTTCATCAAGACCTAATGCGGCAATTTTAGAGTTACCAGCAAGTGCTTTGGCTTTTTTGGCCTTAGCTTCTTCTTCGGCTGTCATTTCTTTTTTCTTCATGTCCGACATTTCTTTTTTCATGTCAGCCATGTTAGCGGCTAAGTCTTTAGCCCATGCAGGAACTTCATCGCCTTTATTGGCTGAATTAGTATCCAGTGCTTTTTCTAGTTCAGCCGTTAACTGGTCAACAGTCATATCTGCGTTAGCAGTAAAACCCTTGGCAGCTAACAAAGCAATAAGTTTCTGGTGCATTGAGTTATCCTCGTTAGTGTTTAATTCTTCTGTGACATTTACGTCATCAGTATGATTGTATCGCGTTTCTTCGGAGTGTGCAAAATTTAACGTTGCTAGCACTTTGCTGACCAGTTTATCAAACAACCCTTGATCCTCGTTAGCTTCAACAAACGCATCTAAGTTTACAACGATTTCAGTTGCATCAGCATTGAAGTTAATAAACGTATCTTTACCGCCTGCAGGCGCTTCTGATTCGTGCAATAACGCAAGGTGATCGTATTTTTGATTGGTCGCAATAGCAAAATACTTCGTACCAGAGTTATTAACGCCCTCTGTCATTTCTCGACCACTGAATAAACCCGTTGAAACACCAATCGGCTTTTTGCTTTCTAACTGGTTGTAATACCACTCACCGTCTTTCTGTGCTTTCAGCGTAGCTTTTCTGATTTTCGCATCGACATAGTGAACGCCATTAACATGGTAATTCTTTTCAACGCTGCCACCAGAGAAGTGATTTACTAGGGCTTCACCTTCCGATGCACTAATGAACTCGCCTGCATCGTTCTTTGGGTGGCCTAAAGTCATAACGCGACCGTTGATACTCGGCATACCCTTTGCATTATCCTCAGCTCGATACAGTAAGCCGTTCATAACAGCGCCGTCCACGGTCACAGGAATTTTCTTTAAGTGAAAGAACTCCTTTGATTCTGAGATCTGGCTTTTGCCAACGTTTGTGATTAATCGAATTTTTTGCATTGCGCCCTCCAGCGTTGATTTACTGATTATACCGCTTAACGCTGATTTAGTACAAAATTTAGTTATGTGGTTCTTTTGGATTCGATTGGGAAAAAGTTGCCCTAAGCGCAAAGCTGGTGGTATCAAGGGTTTCAGGCGATTTGCTAAATGTTGTGGATTATCGTTGGATATGTTAATTTTTTGGTAACTTATTATAAATAATAAAGAATTTAGTATATATATGTATTAATGGGGTAATTATTACTAATTCTTTATATTTATTAATTCTACTAAATTATTTTGTAGGTAGATTTTTATCTTTGGATAGGTATTTAGTCTACTAGACCGTATTTTTGCCCTAAACAGAGCTAGAAACGCATTAAAACATCATTCAATCAATAGCTTGCAAGACTTTTGGTTTTCCTTAAATTTTCCCTGTAAAATCCAGTTTTCCTTAAATGTCCGTAAGTGCATGTTTATTAAATGGAATAGCTAAGGTATTTAAAATCCAGTTATTTTTACGCCTGTTTGAATTTGCCATAATTTAATATTTATTTTGTTTGAATTGACGTCAATTACAGCATATTGATAATAATTGCGGAAGTTGTTGCGCTTTGGCTGGTTAGTTAGTATTATTTGTCTAGTTCGGATGTGTGGCGCATATGAACAAAGCAAACCTTAAAACGAAAGAATTTGACTATGAGCGAAAAGGACAGGAGGCACTTTCACCTCCGCGCCACCCTTAGTAGCTCGCCCAAATTAGGTAACTCACAATGCAAGAATTCAAAAAAGAAGAACCTCAGTCAACAATAAGCGCTCACGCAATTGCTTTATTGATTGGCAAAAATAATCATCAAGAAATAAATTCTATCGCAACAAGGTTATACTGCGCAGGAATAATATCATCAGATCCAAACGCTAAAGAGTTCGGAAGGTGTAACCTAACAAGGGTTGATTCTATCATTCTTGTTGCACAGGCTTTTCCTTCTTCAACGGTAGTTATTGTTAATTATTGGGATGAAATAAAATACAGTGTAGAACCGTTAATCTCATACAGAGAGCTTGACCAGCGATTGAGAGCTATTGAACTCAGCCGAAATATTGACGACCATTTTTCAAACTCTAGATTTAAGGATGAGGCAGATGAAGTTATCGCTTGTCGAGGGAATCGATCTGGCTACGACGGAAATCAACTTCAAACAACCGAGGCTATACTAGCAAGAAGCCGATACTTTAACGGAGTAAGCCCTGATAATATGGAATCTAAATCAGCCAGTGGAATAAAGGGTATTGCATCAACAGCTGCTAGCTATTGGCGCGTTGTACTTGCTCCTGATGGATGGGGTCGTGGAACTGAAAGAATTGACTATGGATACTTTGATACGCTAACAAAGGCCGTTGATTTTCTGATAGATCAAGAAATTAAACTTGGATTACGTACACAATAACCATTAGCGCCAGTTAGCGCTGGCGCATTTTAAGGAGAAACGCATGAGTAATATTAATTGGGATGAAGCGCCAGAGTGGGCTAATTGCGCGGTAAAGAACAAAATAACTGGGATAGTCCAGTTTGCGAATAAAACAAACAACGGATATTTTAGGGTAAATGAAAATGGCTCTCAGTTTATTATGGGTGATAACGCATGGAGTGTTATTGAAAACAGACTGCTTAATGAGGATTCTGTGCTAACAAGTGTTAAAGATATTTTTAGATCAATCCAAAACTCCACCCATAACAAATACGAACGCGAACTAACGGATCGATATTCAAATACATGTCACGTTGATGTGTACGATGTTTTATTGGCGTTTGAAGTAACCTGTCCAGCAATGCAGCACGCAATAAAGAAATTGCTATGCACTGGTATTCGAGGTCATAAGGATTCAGCTCAGGACTTATTAGAGGCCAAAGAATCAATTACTCGAGCTATCGAATTAGCCAAAAAAAGCTAAATAACCGATATTAGCCAAAACTGGCTAAGGTGTATCGACTTACACTTTAGCCGCAAATTACAGCATATAAATTAATAAAGTAACTGATGTTACACTGAGGAATTATGGAAATTAAAGACATTAAGAAATGGTTTGAGACTGCTATACCTGAACCAACAGTTGAGCAGGCATGCATTCAGATTGGTTGCCACTATGAAGAAGTTGCTGAAATGGCAGAGGCTATGGGGGATGGCGAAGCTCAGCACTCGCTAGAAGTAACTGCTGACAACTACAAGGCTATTATGGATTGGTGTTACAACTCCGCAAAAAGCAGTAGCAAAATAGAGCTTCTTGACTCTTTATGCGACCAGATAGTAACAGCTATCGGCGTGGCTCATATGCTTGGTATGGATATTGAAAATGCACTGGCAGAAGTAAATCGCTCCAATCATTCAAAGTTTGAAGATGGTAAGCCAGTGTTTAACGCACAAGGAAAAATATCGAAAGGAGTTAATTATACCCCGCCAAACCTAGGTAAATTTATTTAGCAACCTGTAAGCCTAACTTACAACTTCAAGCCCATTAACATGGGCTTTTTAATACCTTGAATTTAAGATAATAAAAAACCCTCATATGAGGGCACTTGTTACCGAATCGACACGATGGTTAATCGTCATGAAGGCCAAATCAAATACCTTTGTCTGCAACATTTCGTCAGGGTCTAAGCAGGAGATTTTTGCTATTATAGATGACCTTTTCGCCTCTGCCCATGTTGCGTAGGGGTGGAGTAATTTGGTCGGAGTGGTAGGATTCGAACCTACGACCACATGCATCCAAGGCACGTACGCTAACCAGACTGCGCTACACTCCGTAATTTGTTTGCATCATTCACGCTTCACAACGTTAAATCAGCTTGCTAGTCATAGCCTCGTAGCTGGCATATAAATCACCTCCTTAACGGATTAGATTAATGTGATTAGTGCTAATGATTGCGCATCAGCCTTACTGTACTTGAACTCAACTTATCACATTGTTAAAGTGTCTATATCTGAAATTCTCAGGCACGTTTGCAACCGTTTCAGACTTTGCCCATCGATAAACACTTTAAAAATATCCACTCGTAACGTGAGTGAGTCGGTTTTCGTAGTGTTGTCTCACTCTTTTACTTGCCTACTCAACTAAGCTAAATCCAGAGTTTTGAGTAGTATTTGTGCCTGAACAATCAAACAATATAACAATTATTTTTTACTGTCAACACTAAATGATTTATTAACAGCATCATACCAAAGTAACCAGCTATTAACCGTTTGTTGGCATTCAACGTACTGAGTGTGAGATCTAACTAATTCAGCCAATACAATCGCCTTATTAATCTTATCAAGTGGCGTTAATTCGCCGCACACATAGTTAGTCGGCTTTTGCGGTAACTGTCTTTGTGCGTCCAACTGATTGATTGTAGATGCGCACCCACTCATCATCAATAGCATTGCAATCATTATCACGGTATTTCGTAACATATTTAAGCACCTCTTTTTCAACCTCAACCGTTTGAGTTTTAATCACCTCAATGACTTCGGCCTGTTTATTTTGGTTAGCAACTAGGTCAGCTTGCAAGTCTGCATTTTTAATATTGACTGCAATTAATGCCTCGCTGGTTGAGGCGTTTAACTTTGCAATTGCATCATTCCACTCAGATTGTACTTTGGTTGATCCATAGTCATACGATAGCCAGCCATAAAGAACTAGGCCTGCAATGATGCCGACAACCTTAATCGTTGCTAGATTTATCATTGTTAGCCTCGTATTTTGATTGTACGGCTTTAGCAAATGCACTTGATCCAATTAACCCAGTGCCAATTGTGATCGCCATGCCAGCATCTGGCAATGACATAAACATGGCAATGCAGCCAGCCAACGAAACAACTGAGCCAACGATAATCGACACCATGAATCCTAATCGCATCATTGACCGTTTTCCATTGCAGTTATTTAGGAAGCTCATAGCACACGACCAAGTAGTATTAATTGTTGGTAAGCATCTTTATGTGTCAGCATTAATAATTTTAATAGCATGTTAACTCCTTATTACGTATCGGATATAGTCGGCCATGTATGCCGATGGTGAAGCCTTGCCAGTTCGGTTCCAGTATGATTTACAGTAACTGGCCATTGCATCAATACCTGTTGGTAGCGGGTTAACGTCCATTAATAGATAACACCTGGCGACAAATACCGAGTAATCCTCGTTAGTTGCTAACTTTCTAACATCGCGTGTAAATCCGCATTTGTTAGCCAACCTAGTGATTGAGTCGCAATTATCCCAGATTGAGTCATGAGTATCTGGCTCAATTTGGAACACGCCTAAAGCTGGCCCATTAATCTGTTTGCGATATTTACCGCCCATTGACTCATGAGCCGCTATCATTAGTAATACTGTATTAGCCGCATCAGAATAACGATTCATCTTAATCAGCGTTCGTTTGATTGCATCATCAATCACCCGCATATCTTCGGTCATATTCCACCCGTAAAAAAGCACCCGTTAGAGTGCTAGTTTATCACATGTTGATTAAATCTCTATCGAGTCGGGCGCTTCATTGCCGAATACGTCCCAACCGTCACTTGCTTGGCGGGCAAACATTTCAAGGCGTGGAACATCGCCGCACATCTTTAAAATATCATCGCGGAACTCATCAGGCTTCTTAGAATGCTTACCAACAACCGATTCACGATAAGCACGAACACTGTGATCAACTATTAAATTACTGGCCTTACCCTTGATTGCAATTAACGCTGATTCTGTTCCTGCGCGGGTATAAAATCCCATGCCAAAAAACTTCATTAGTTTCACGGTTAACTTCCCCCATACAAAGCCATTGATATTCTTAACCGTGAACCCCCAAGCATTAGCCAAATCAAGCGCTTCTTGTGGTTGACTACTAACGTACCACATAATCAATATTGCATCATCAGCAAGCATTGATTCGATTGGCATAGCCTTTAAATCATCAATGCTCATTGTATTGTATTGAGCGGCGGCACCAGAAGTCATTGATCCGCCAGTTTTCTTGCTATTAAATGACCAAGGTGGATCAGCATAGATTACTTGATATTTTTTAGACATTCTTAATCCCTCATATCTATTTCAAAATCATCAACATTCAATTCTTCGCAATCGAATTTAGACAATACTTTATCATCACCACCATGACCCATGAATTTAAATAGCAAAAAATGCTCTAGGTCTAATTCACTTACTCCGACAGGAAGTATTACTGACAGTGTTACTTTAGCCATGTTATTTATCTCCAAATATTTTATCAAACTGCTCATCGAATTTTTGCTGTTGTTCTTGGGTCATGCTCATCTTAATTTATTTCCTATTTATTGTTGACACTGGTAATACTAATAACATATGATTCAGTTGTCAACAGGAAAGGAGTTTAAAATGATTAAGAATGTAGAGATTGAAATGTACGGCCATAAGTGGCTGATTGAGATTGATTGGTATAGCAGTAATGAGCTTGATTTTGATATTAATAGGACTGTACTTACGTCTAATGGCTACGCGCTTGATATGTCTGAAATGGCTGATGTAAACCAAGATTTCGAACACGAGTCAGTGTTAGCTATAAGCAAAAAACTTAAACAAGAGGCGCTAAACAATGTCTAAAACTGGCTATCACACGGCTGCATTAATCAGCTATCAAGAATTTATGCATAGAGCGCCCACCAAAACTAAGGCTGTCAGCGAAGAAAGCAAAGAGCGCAAAGAGGCTAGGCGCAAGATTGAAGATATTAAATTGGCTCGCGAATTGGGTATTGAGTTAGGGGATATGTTATGAAAAAGTTTGTCAATTTTTTTGAACACTTATATGTTGCCACCAGATATGGGGATTGGAGCTTTGGGTGCGAAAACTACAAAGGAAAGCCAAAGCTATCAATGTCGCTAATGCCTTATGATGGTTGGAATTTTGCAATACATATTTTGCCGCTTTATTTATGTGTAAGCTATCCTTGGTGCGGGGATCTATCATGAGTGATTATGGTGATTTATGCCGTGACATGAAGTCGTATAAGCGCAACATGAAAGATCGGTTTGGGGTTAAATGTGAAGGGTGCAAGGCTGCTAGACCAAAAGCTCATCCGACTATCATGCTTCCCCAGCAAAGGTGCAGGGTTTGTGGTAATAAAGATAATAGACCAAAAAGCATAATGGGGGATCTAACTTAAATGCAATCACAATCCGAACTAACAACACTAATGATATCGTGGCAAATAGCGCGTGTGGATGGTTTAAATCAAGCCGCAAGCATTCGCAAGTGTGCCAGACGATTACGCGACACAACAAAGGATAGCGTGCTTTACGAGTTATTTAAAAAGCTAGTTGCAGCACCTGAGTATAAAGTTGTTAAGTGTGTTTCAGCACTGCACGATAAATTAGTTCAAGACGGTTTACTTTACGTAAAATAATTGGCACTATGCCACACGATTAATAAAAGGAAGATGAAAAATGGCTAACGATTTAAATAAATTTATGTGTATCGGTCGCTTAGGTAAAGATCCAGAAGTACGTTTCATGCCAAATGGTAATGCGGTTGTTGGTTTTAGCATTGCACTTGGCGAATCATGGAAAGACAAAAACACTGGCGAAAAACAGGAGCGAACCGAGTGGGTTAACTGCTCTGCATTTGGCAAGTTGGCAGAAATCATTGGCGAGTATGTTAAAAAAGGATCAAAGATTTACATTGACGGCAAAATGCGTACTGAAAAATACACTGGTAATGATGGCGTTGAAAAGTACGCAACCAAAATCATTGTTGATAACATGCAGATGCTTGATAGCAAGTCAGACAATAATGCATCAAATACTACTCAAAATAGCGGCCAGCAACAACATAGTGCGCCGAATAATACTCAACAAAGACAGCCGCAGCAACGACCAGCACCGCAGCCACAACAGAACGTGCAAACTGGATTGCCTGCTGGTGACGATTGGGATGATTCTGAGATCCCTTTTTAACACCAATTAACCAAACGCCTCTACGGAGGCAATAGGAGATTTAAATGAACGAAACGAACAAAAGAAATTCATTAGAGGTTGGCGTGTCGGTTGGCGCAATGGCTCCACTACTATCAGAGCAACTATCTGACCAAGGTTTTGAAGTTAACAAGGTCGATGTTTACGAAAAGAATCTTGATGCAGTAACAAGACTTCTTATTTGCGGTTACATGCCTCAATCTATTGCCAAAAAATGTAGAGATAAAATATTGAAAGACGTATTTAAAAATATCAGGCCATTTGCTAAGGAGTCAAAATGATGGAAACACTATTTACAATTGCAATGATACTAAGCGTATTTGTTGCGCTAACTATGGCTTATGATGTTTGTATCAATAAGCGCAAACGATTACCGCGAATGGTCGAGAATGCTGCAACGTCATCATTTTTAGTTGCTGTCATGCTTTGGATTGTTTATTTACTTTGTTTGGCGTTTATTGAGATCGGGTTTTAGATATGACTTTTACTATTCCGTTATGGGTTCTGATTGTTATTGGCGTTCCAGTTGGGATTTCAGCGCTGGTGTTTATGGTGCTAGGATTTGCCGTATTCGCTTCATTATGTAAATAACAATAAGCCCTCACATAGAGGGCTTTCTTTTACGTACCAATCCGCCTTTCCCTTTGCTCAATAGCTTTCTTATGCAATGCAGTCTGCAACACTTCACCAGTCTTTTTATCTCGCAGAATATCGACAACACTACATTGACATTGCAGGCGGTTCGAACCTTCATTCCACCAATCTTCCTGCTCTTGAGGTGTAAATATTTGACCGCTTCGTGACATATGCCATTTACGCGAGTTTTCAGCAAGCGCAGATAAATGCATTACAGCAACCTCAAATGAACCAGCACCGTACACATCACGATTCAAGTCTTTAGTGTTTGCCATATGTGCATCAGTAGCAGACTTGTTTAATTCAGTCCTAACGATACGCAATGCGCGCCAACCTGCCATATCATCAAACGCCTTAGTCACATCTTTAGCCACTGAGCGATAACCCACGCCTGATGTAATTGCCCGTGACAATATTCCCGATACTTGCCTAGCTGATTCATCACTAAACCCAACCATACTATTGAACGTGCGACCATAAACTGCATCTAATCGGCGCTTATAGTATGGTTGCTGCAGTATCTGCTCATATTCAATTGAGCGCACTTCATTCGATATGTCAGCGCCAACTGTTGAGGCTGGTGATAAGTTCTGCGCTGTTTGTAGTGATTCCTTATATCCAGTTTCAACTGCTTGACGCGAATACGTATTGAACCACCATTGAGCTGACCAAAGATTATCTTCAAGTCCTAGCATGTTGCGGTAAATCAGGTTTTTAATAAACCTGTCCACCTCACTCATTCGTTGAGGGCTAATCTCGTACACGTATTGGGTCTTGTTGACGACATGTGCTAATGGTAATAGCTCGACAACATTAACCTGCACTTTATCAACTAGAGACTGTTCAAGTATCGTTTTGATTAGTGGTTTAACCTGGTCAGCGATCACCTTTACCCGCTTTCTCATTTCCCGCAAGCACTTACCACGCAGACTACCCAAACCTGTTGGATCGTCTGCGCTGTGAATGATTGGGCGGCCGATTGCTTTAATCATCTAATGCAGGCCCATTGTCAGGCTCATCATCGACGCCTTCAACTTCAACAACATCAATATCAAGCATCTCGTGAAAATAGCTATCAGGGATAACTGACTCAGGAGTGCCACCCGCTCTAAATATATTAAGGCGAATATTTGCAGCTTGCTCACCCATTGCTAATTTATCAGACTGACTAGCCTCACGAGAGTCTGGCCAATCAATAACGACTTCACCATCAGGCATAGGCAAAACACCAATCTCAATAAATCGATTAATGTGCTGCATTAATAAGTGATTGCCGAAACCCTCTCGACGCTCCATTGTGAAGCTATTCCATTGCAGCGTGTCTTTATCACTTGCGAGCTTGCCAGTTTGAAAGCCGACTAACACGGTCATTGGTATGCGATAGTTTGCTGCAATCTCTTTTTCGCATAGTTCAGCGGGTTTAGTTGGATCGCCCATTGATGAATTAAGTGATGACATTGAAGCGTCACTGATAACCAATGTTGATAAGTCACCGCGATCGAAATCGTTAATGTTCTCGTCCATTAGTTCGGCGGTTGCGCCGGTCGGTAGGTTCGAACCATCCTTTAGTGACAATACACTTCGCTGGTCAGCGTTCTTCTTTGAGCCCTCGGCCGATGACATGCGGATTTTTTCCCAATCCATTAAGGCATAAAAACAGCCCATCATGGCAGGGGTTCCGTAAATCGTGCCGTCCTCAGCACCTTCTGCAGCCATAATTAAACGGCTAGGATGGCAGTTGAAGGATCTATTTTGACCGCGTGACTTTGATCCAGTTGCAAATTCCGCAACCTGATACATCGTTGGCTCGCCATAGCTAGGTGACGTTAAATCGGTATCCCACTCAGATTCGATTAGCTGCGATTCAAATAGTGGCACAAGCTTAACTAAGTTTCCTGGCACTAGGCCATCAAGCGGTTCATTCATCTTAGCGCTGTTAACATCACGCGCAACAATCAGCGAGCCAGCATACTGACCAATACGTTGCTTACGGTCTAATGAACGCACGCGGTCTTTAAATGCTAACTTTTGGTCTTTAATTAGCTTGTTTAATTCAATCTCGAACTCTGTTTTAACTTCATCGTTATATTCTGGCTCACCATCAGAATCAAATTCTGTTACATCGCGAATCGTTGGCCAATCTGACCAAACTGAATCAACAGGCATATCACAGCCAGCTTTAGCCAGTCCGATGCGTCGGTATAGCGAGTAGTAATTGCTGAATGTGGGCGCTTCTGGATAGCCATATTGGCAGATTAAGTTGCGAGTTGTTTCTAATTGCTCGCCCATAAAGCCATCGCGACCCGCAAATAAGTTTTGCAGGTTGCGGTTTGATTGAGCTAATGCATTATTTGTGATGGCTTTTTTAGCTGCCCGTTGTTTTTTAGATGACATGTTAAACCCTCAGTGATATTGATTAGAGTTTAACATGTTATAGGGGAAAGGTGAAAGTGTGGGTTATTTTTGTCTAGTCCAATATTGGTTGTGCATTTTATTATAGCATTTCCCTCTTGGCAAATGCTTAGCGTAAATTTTATCAGCCAGCGAAGCAACACTTTGCTCTGAATAGTGCTTATTCCCTGTCGCTATCATGCAATGGTTTAGCACATTGTCGAACACATTTTCAAAATAGTTATTCTTTTTCATTTTGACCTCCACCTTTGAACGCTAAGTTAATAACTTTATTAAAGCATTTTCCTCTTGGTATTAGGTTTCTTTTTGATGAGCATCCTTGATTTCCATACTGCTTCTTTACTTGGTGGCAAAAATGATTACTCAAAACATTTACAAAGTAGTTATTCTTTTTCATAAATCACCCCTTAATCATTTTACTCATGCGCTTATAGTTTAAGTATTCGCGCATGTGTTCTGCTTGTTTATCGGTATCTTCTGCATCAATTGCATCGTTGTATCGTTGCAGGCATTCGACCATTTTTCGTTCGTAGTAGGTCACTTGATTGCCTCTATTGTTTTCGCGTCAATCTTGGTCATATACTTACCAACCAACTCATAATAAAGCAACTCATTCTCATATTTATCGAAACCACCACACCCACCCACGCCTAGAAGCTGATTTGCAGTATATTGAGCCTCGCTTAATTTACATCCATTCCTTAACATTGCCGCCAAGTAAACGAAGTTATTTAATTCAGCTCGCAATATCTTGTTTTGTTCGGTTAGTTTGTCGTAATCACATCTTTGTATAAATCCGCCTAGCTTTCTTTCTGCCATAGCTGCAACTGTACCGACTACAGTTGTTGATATGTATGGGTCAAATGCTTTAACTTCACTCATCGTTACATCCTCCATAAATCATTATTGAAAACTCACTAACGCTCAATTGCTCATTAACAAAGTTATCAAGCGCTAGTCTAAGTATTTTCTTATCTGTATTCGCTGACTTGATTTTACTCAAATCAGCGAGGTTAACTGCTGTAATTATCTCAACTGCTGCGACTTGTTTTAGGTCGCAGTGTGTTGGTGGTAGGTCTAGCATTTTAAGGCGTAAGAATCATTGAAAGTAGAGCCGTCAGCGTAACATTGGTCGTAAAGATATTCACATAATTCGTATTGAACCGAATCTACTTGCTCATCTTTTCCGTTTTTAAAGTTCATCCACCCATAATACATTTCATCAATCGCCTTTTGCTTTGGTGTGCGAGTGTCTAATACCCTAAATTCAACCTCTGCTTTATGATAAAGTCTGTCGCCATATTTATCGCAACAAAACCACACCGTATTTAAATTTGAAGCAACAACTTTACCATTATAAAACTCATTGTCTCCACTTAAGAACCGCCTTATCTGCACCAACTCACCAACCTGCGGAATAACCCCACTATCAGCCATTGCTTGCGTGAATACTAGTTTATCATCACTAGGCTTTACTGCTGATTGGTCTAGTAGTGGTCGCCATTGTTGCATATGTCCACCTATTTCATACTTAAACTTCGGATTATCTGGCAGTGTGTTAAGTGGTCGCCATGCGAATGATGTAACCTCGCAGCCATTACACGCATACAAGAAAAAAATCTTATTACATGTCTTGTTAACCACATTCTCATACGCGACGCTTTTGCACGAGTCACCGCCAACAAAATGCACCCCCAAATCTTTAAACTCTTTAACTGTTGTCATTTCATTCTCCACTCACATGTTCATTAAATTCATAAGGCTTGCGTTGTTTATCTGCTATGCGCTGCTCGAATTGTTCACGAGTGCATACACGCTGCCAGTTTTTGTTTAGCTCTCCATCACCCCACCATGACCAATGTTCAAACAATCCAATGCGTCTAAATACTAGCCAGTTGTGATTATGTGCTGCAGTAGGCCATTTTACGAAGTGATTAACGGCGTCGATTGTTGTTTTAATATTCGGCACCTTCTGGTAGGTAGCTTCTTACAAAGTGGTGGCCGTTAGCGTAGCAGTCTATGAAACCGCAAGACATATTTCCTTCAATCTCTATTACGCAATCCAAGCTTTTAGACATCATTAGCAGTTGGTCTTTGAGTATTGAAATTAGCGCAGATTGGCCAGCGCATATGTCAGAGTTAACTTCAATCTTATTAACTGGCATATGGCGTTTTGTTTTGCTGCTAATCATTCCTGATAGTGGCGACATGATATTGTTTGATACTTTATTAATGCTCATTGGTATAACTCCTAATTAGTTGACAACACGAATCGTAATATATACAAATCATGTTGTCAACTACTATTTAGTTTTTATCGGTTTCTTGAGCGGCGCATTGCTATGAACTCAGAGACTGCATTCTTAGGCTTGAGTAATACAATATCGACAGCATCCATTGTGTTGTCGACTATGTCATCGTGCTTATGGCTATCATCTGCCGCAAACGTTGAATGCTCGCTAACAAACTCCGTGACCCAAGGTGCATTCATTGGCAAGAATACGTTACCCATTTTAATCTGTGGCGCGGTATCCATGGCACGGGTTAATTTATCAATGTTACGTTGTAGCGCGACAATTTGACAAGGTGACGACCTTCCAACCTCTTGTATTAACCCAGTCCCGCTTGATTTATCCTCGACATATGCAGCACGTAAATTGCCCCATTGATGATCGTTGCGTTCATAAGCTTCATCAATGAACTTGCTGAACACGGTTCGTAGTTCTGGAGCCTCCCACTTGCCGCGCTTGAGGTTAATAGCGTAAACCTTGCCATTGTATACACCCCACTCCATCATCACGCTGAAGTCGTTATATGTCTTTGTTTTGGTCGCAGTATCGGCAGTAATAAAGCGATATTCAAACATTGGTGGGCTATTTTCGCCAACCTGGAATTTATTAGGCTCATAAAACTTCCACCATTCCGCATCAAAGATATTGCCACCAAGCGCAACAGGGTCTTGCATATACTGAGACATGAACGTGTATTCTGACCTATCCCACAAATCTAGTAGTTGGTCTATATGCTCCATTTCAGGCCAGTATGACCAATACTTTACACCAGCACGCTCAACGCAATCTGAATCCTTTATTGACTCCCAACATTCCGCGCGTGATTGTTCATCTAATTCACTAAGAAATTGCTCTGTAATCAATGCAGGCACTTTAATAGGCTTGAACTTGACACCTAACTCGCCAGCCATACAAAATGCTGTTACATCGTCAATATGAAGCCTTTGCTGCACCAAAAAGAATGGTGTAGGATGCTCCTTTGATTTATCGCCACGACGGGATCGAACGGTGTTAACCATTTTACGCTTATCGGCATTTCGTTTTACTTCCGAGAATAAATCTTCTGGTTTTTGCGGATCGTCAAGACTAATCGCCCCGCTAAACTTCTTACCAAAGAACCCACCACGACCACCGGTAATCTGCCCACCCATAGCGCGTGACACAGTGTTACCAACCGTTCTCATCTTATCGTTAACAATGTCCCACTCATCTGCTTTACTCACGCCAAATGAACAAGGCCAGAACTCTTGATATTCTTTACTGCTAATAATTTCCTTAGTTCGTCGCGAGTTACGCTGAACAAGTGAATCAGCGAATGATAGGTTTAAATTGCGGAATCGATCAAGTTCACCAGTTTGCACAAGCATGTTTGTGTATGCTGGCAAATGAATACTCATGAACTCGGTTTTTGTGCCACCTGGAGGAAGTGCTATTGCAAGGTTGGTCGATGGATTGCCAAAGCGAACGACTTGGTCGACCTCTCTAGCTATCATTCTATGATGCCAGTTGACTAGTAGTTTATCGCCTTGGATTAATTCAAACCATATACGGGTGAAGTTTAAAAATGAGCGTTCACT